GTGGTTTACCACTGATAAATTTTGGTTCACATATATTGGAACCTATCATCGCTAAGTTATTAACCCCCAAGTCAATACTAGCATATCTGTCGTTATCAGGCAACAAAGAAACATCGTCTGTTTTATACAAAACCTCAATAACAAAATGGTTTCCTTTTGGGATTATCCGCACTTGTTGCAATCTTTCAAATGGGACTTTGGTTTTTATCGATATTTCTGTTTTTGATAATCGTAATATCCCTTTATTCATCAATGGCTTGGATATTGCCTGATTTGTGTAAGTAGCAACTGCTAAACCATTTTTTTCTTTATATCTAGGAATCCTTGATTTCTTGTTCTTCAATTTAATAGAACCAAAAAAACTTTTAAAATTTTGTTCAACCAATTTCATTGTTTGTTGAGAAACCTTGGAGGGCAATTCACGATAATCGGGGTTGTTACTTTCTTTGAATATTTTATTCAATGAATAATAATTTAAATATGTCTTATTTTCAAAATATTGCTGACGAATTGCATATAATGTTGCATTATATAAATTTTTTGATAAATGACACACTCTATGGCACTCTGAGTGATTAATTCCTCTTTTTATTATGTGTCGTTCAGATTTTATCATTGTTTTTATTTAATTCATTGATAATTTTTTCTGTTTTTCTTTTACTTCTTCTTTTTCCATACAGTCTAGCTGTAAAAGAAGTAATAATTGAAACAAAATCTTCCATTAAATCATATTGGTCAGTATCAGTTTCATTAATTATTTCTATTTTTCTATTATTAGCATTCAATAATTTAATAATATAATTCATTCCAAACCGAGCAAGTCTATCTTTGTGTTCAACTACTATTATGTCTATGTCATTGTCTAATATTAATTGTTCTAGTTTAGGTCTTGTGTCATTTAATCCAGAACCTATTTCCGCAATTGATTTTTTTACAATATATCCTTTTGCAGCACAATAGTCATTCAATCTATCTTGTTGAGTTTTCAGGTTATTTTTGTTTTGTGAACTTGACACTCTTGCATAAGTAGCAACTACCAATGGTGCATCTTTGTCTTTCATTCCATCCAATACTAGAATTCTTCCAGTTTTGGTTCGTTCTATTTCTAATTCACCTTTTTTAATCCAATTCCATATTGTTCTACTGGTGACATTATGTTTTTTTGCATATTGTGATATTTTATATTTCATAATAATATTTATGTAAAATGTAAAAAAAGAAATAATTCTTTATTTATTCTCTATTTTTCATTATAATATAGGAATTAATCAAATACCGTTAGGTCTAATTTTTTTTGAAATTTCATCATACAAATATCGAATATTTCTCATATTATATTCTAACATTTTTTCATTGTTAGTAATAAATAAACTGTTGTGATTGTTTAAATATAATAAGTTATATATTGCTTTTCCGTATAATAGTGTTGATAAGCCAGTTTGTCTTTTTGATTTGATTTGTTTTTTATTACTCTTGTCTTGTTTTAAAACTTCTATTGTTTTTTCTTGGATATCATTAATAACAGTATTTTTATTAAAAAAATCACTTGTTAAAAAATGCTGTTTAAAAAAATTTTCAAATGATTCTATTGTTGTCATTAATTTCTTACCATTGGGATATATGGTGCATAAAAATATCCAGCATCCACAATCTCTTTATTTGAATATCTTTTTGATAATGAAACATTTTCTTTAAAATAGTTTTCATCTTTTTCTTGTGCATTATCTTTATTTAAGTCCAAATTTGTTGTCATTGGTAATATTGGAACCAATGACAACATTTTTAGAAACTTTCTTCTATTCATGCCTTTCTCCATTTTCCATTAATTATATTAATTAATGTTCTTGCACCATTTGGATAAACAATAGCGTGAGTATGTAACCAGCTTGAAGGACCTCGTGTATATTCTAAATCTAATCTGGCACTTAAACCAACTTGATATGCACCTTCATTAATTCCGGGACTATGTGAATGTCCTATAATTATTTTAGTTCCTATTTTTGATAAACTATTTACTGTACCTCTTGAGCCATTGGGACCAGCATCACCATGAAATCCTAACTCTATATCTTTTATCATATAACTGTCCTTTCTTTTTAAAAATACAGTATTGTTTTTTGATTTTAATCCAGTTAAACTCTCAGGATTATTGCACCAAAATGAAAAAGGGTCAATTGACATAAAACCTGTTGGTGTTTTTTTAATATTTTTCAATTGATGGTATTTCATATAATAATAAAATTGTGAGTTTTCAGAATCTTGTTTGGGGTCTGTTTCACGCAACCATTTATCTAATGCTTCATCATGATTTGATTTTACAATTACATTTGTCATCCAAGGTCTTGAATTTCTATCAATAAAATCCGCTGATAGTTGTAATTCTTGTTCAACATTGTTTCTACCATATCTATGTTTACCAACTGCCAATATATCATTCCCTTTATGATGGTGATTTCTTGCATATGCATCATGTATATCATGATAAATCAAATGTTTTGGTTTTAATATATTTACGATAGAATCAACATTTGTATAAGTTGCTTCATCCACACTTTTATCGATAAACTCAACATGTGTGTCACCTGTTATTAGTGCTTCAATTGTTTGACCTGTTTCAATACCATTTGAAGAATATTTTTTATCTAAATCGTAAAATGTACCATCTTCATCAGCATGTATGTGTCTAATATGAAATTCACCATCGTCAACTTCTACAATAACAGCAGATGCACTATGATGAAACTCACCTTTATGACCAGCAGTAGAATCCGTATAATTGGGTAATGTAATAGAACCAGTTGTTGTCAATATTTTTGGCATTTTCATATTTGGTGTAGGTATAGTTTTAAGTTGTACCTTTGGATGTCCAAATATTCCTGAATCTGTATTCGTATATGAATCAAATCCTGACAATGGGTGAGATGCTGTTGGTTGCATTTTTATATGTCCCATCACTCTCATTCCTTCACATAAATGAATATGTTCATCTGTAATATATTCTTGTAATGATGGATGCCACCAATCATGGTCTTTTTCTGTCCAAACTGATGTTGGGTTTTTATATCTATATGGGATTACCATTAGTTCAGCATTATTATATGAAATAAATTTTTTAATGGAACTAAGAAAATTTTCAAAAACAGGAGTTGCATTTTGTGCTGATGTTATAACATACGTAGCTTTATTGTTACTTCGTTTAATTGGTTTCTTAGATTTACCTATCTCTGAAAACATCATGTTATATAATGTTTCAAATTTATCCTTTAATTCTTTAGGTATATTTTCTTCACCTGTTTGTTCTAAAACCGTTAAATCTGTACCATACTTTTCCTTAACTTTTAATCTTTTTCTTGCAACACTTTGTGGTTGCATTCCGATATATTTAGCAAACTGTTCTCTTGATAAACCTGCTTTAACTGCTGCTCTATACAAAATTATGAACTTTTTATATAATGCTCTTTGACTTGGTTTTTTTTCTGTCATTTGAATTTCCTTTATTATGATATTTCTTAATTTTTCATGAAAACCAAAGATACTATCATTGATTTAACTGGTTTTAACCAATATCAGAAATATCAATCCCTGATTTTTTATCATACCACATTTTATATTAAATGTAAAATGTTTTTATTCTTCAGAATCAACATCAATAATGTTTTCTTCATCTTCTAACATTAACTTATCTAATAATTCATTTCTATCAATTATTATATTATTGTTAACAACTTTTGATGGTGTTTTAGATGTTTTTTCTTTTAAATCTAAATTATCTTTATGTTGTTTTAATCCTGCTTTATTTTTCGCTGCAACCAATGCAACATTTAAATGTTGTAATGAAACCTCTCCCATTCTTGCTCTATATTTGGGGTCAACTTCTTCCATATCTTCTGACATGATTTCAAATCCTTCCATTGCTCTATTATATATTTCTTGGAAGTTTTGGTCGATTTCATTATCCTTCTCATCATAATTTTCTGGAATAATTAATTCAGTTTCTTCAGAATATTCAACCATTTCAGTTGACCCATCTTCAATATCAAAAAATTTTTCTAATGGGTGAGAAACGGAAATTTTATTTTCCGTTATCTTTTTGCTCATCCTTTTTACCTTTTTGTTTCTCAGGTTTTGGTTGTTCTTTTTGTTTCATCATTGCAACTAATGCTTCACCAATCAATTTATGTTGAGTAGTTACAGCCAAATTTAAAGTATAATATTGATGGTATGCATCAAACATTTGTTGCTTCATTTTATCCATGCGTTTAACAGCATCAACTAATTCTGGGGGTAATGATTCTACTGGAATTGTTTTAAATTCACCATCACCACTTTCCTTATATGACAAAACTAAAGTTGGTTTTGCTTCTAATGGCATAAGTTGTTGTTCATCATTGTTCATTTAATTCTCCTTTATAATGTTTTCATATAATTTAATAACTCATTTGAATTTTTATAATCTGTCAAATCAAAGTTATTATCTTTTTTACTTTTTTTACTTTTTTTACTTTTTCCCTGTTTTATAGACGTTTTATTATCTTCATCTTCTATTGTATTTATGTATTCTATTTTTTTTGTGAACTCATCAGTTTGTCCATTTTCATCATCTGATGAACTTGGTAATGCACTTAACGATTTTTCTTTATTTCCAAGTCTTTTTGATTTAGGTATTGGCATAACAGATAATAATGAACTTTTATCCTTATCTGTTATTGATAATGTATTTGAATGAAATGCTAATTCTTCACTATGACCAACACCTGAACTTGAACGTGTTTTTAAGAAATATGCCATCATTATTCCTTGAAGTCTCATTCCTTCATCCATATATAAAGATATATAATTGTCAGTTGTGTTTATTTTTGTCATTCCACCTGCAATTATTCTTTGGTCAGGTGCTGAGTTTCCTATAGCATCTCTATTTTGTTGTGATGCTGATATTCCATACATATCATAGTCATGTAGAATCTCAACTAATTCTTCGCTTGAAAATTTATCTCTTTCTGAAATGGACATGTTTTTTCCACCATTATTAGGTGACATTAAATCAAGATAATCAACTATCAACATGTCTGGAACACAATCATATTGTAATTCGTAATGTTTTAAATATGCCCTTATATCATTTGCACATGATTGCTGTGGCAATCTTTTTATTCTAAAAGAACCACCGTTTACATTATTTTCAATAATGGATTCAGATATTTCACGTATATTTTCTTTCCATGAATTAATTTCAATGTTTGACCACATTGACGATGTACGTAAAAAGACTTTATCTGTGGTTAACTCTAATGATACATATAGTACCTTCATCCCTTTATGAGCGAATCTTGCACCTATATTATTCATCATGATAGATTTTCCACCACCTGAATTAGCAGAGAATAAGGTTAATTCTTTTCTTACAATTCCACCATTTAAATGTTTATCAATTGCATCTATTCCTAATGGTTCAGGTGTTTGTGTTTCTAATAATTCCTTTAATCTTTTTTCTGGGTTTTCAAAAAATTCAATACCCATATCTCTATCAAGTGATATGGTTACAGCTTGTGTCATTCTTTCAAGAATTGCACCATAGTTTTGTTCCTGCATATCTTTATTTGATTCTAAGATAGCATTTTTAACTGCTTCTTCTTTGCAAAATTTTTCTATTTCATCACATACATATGTTATTTCATCTTTGGTTATTTTTCTTTTTTTAAATGAAATATCAAATTCTGACTCAATTACTTCAATTGTTGGCAATCCAGAATATTTAGTATAATATTCTGACATAAATTTAATTACTCTTTCATAGTTTTTTTCAAAATAATGTGATTTAATTATAGAAATGCATCTTGAAAATACATCCTTTGAGGACAAAAGTGATTCTATTAAATATTTTTGTTTCTTATTATTTGATTTCATTAATTGCCTTAATTTTTTTATTATTGCATTCTAATTTATTTTTTATAATAAACAATATCTATTTTTTATCTTTTTTATATTTTTTTCTTATTTTTGATGGTTTTAAAAAATAATATGGAATCCAACCTAACATTCTCACAAAAAACCAATATATCCATGCCAAATATTTATGTCCTTTTGCTTTGATACATTGTCTTAATTCTTTATCAGCCTGTCTTCTTGTAACAAAACCATAGGAATAATATATGTCATGTAAAACACAGCAAAATGAAAATGATAAATCTGGTGACATTGTACATCCATCACTAACAAAATCTTTTATTGCCTTTATTTTTTGATGAAAATTTGGTTCTTTTTCTTTTATTTCATCTTTATCCATTTTCAAATTCCTTATCACTGTCATTCATAGGTGTTACAGTTGATGTATCAGGGGTTTTTAAACTTTCTTCAATGGGTTTTGTTTTTAACGTTGACCTAGTATCTGTTTCTAAGTATATCCATCTTTGTTTAATTGAAGAATATCTATGCAATCTTGCAGGAATATTCATTCCAACGTAATTGTATGTTAATCTATGATAATCACCATTCATTGGATTATCTGGGAAATCATCACCTTCAGTATATGGTAACCCATTTGGTGGCAATGCATCTGCTCCATATCCATTTCTTATTCTATCCAATTTTGACAAATCAAGATTTGGTTGTTTATCTGCCCAATCATACAATTCATCAGCTAATTTTTGTACACCTGCATTATCAGTTCCTTTTTCTGGAACCATTGTATTTTGTTCAGCATTAATTGTTTCACTGATATTTGCGATATCTTGAAATGGTTTATCATATGACCCATCATCTACATCTGATGTATTAACGACATCATATTTTGGTGTAAGTTTACCAAATATTTTTTGAGTTTCTTGGGTTGCCATAACTGGTTCTAATATTACTCTCTGTAATGTTGGTTGCCAACTTGGAGTAAATCCACCAGATGACCATGAAATATTTGTAACTTCCAAATATTTTAATACTGGTTTTAATGATGGTGTGTATTGTGTTTCACTTGGCAATTGAACAATGTCACCAATAACCAATGGTCTTCCTAATGCTGCAACAATTGCACTAAAACTCATTTCCATAAAAATTTGATTTGAGTTAAGCATTGTATTAAATCCAAATTTTGATAAATAACTTAAACTATCAATAGGTTGATATACACCTTTTAAACGTATAGAAAATTCACTATAATCTCTATCTCTATTTTCTAAAAATATCCTATCTTGTATATTTTCTATACTTGTTTCTTCATAGTCAATCATCTGTAATGATTGTATAACCCATGCATCATTTTCTCCACCGTTGAATACTATTGGTCTAATTCTCCAAAACCTTGAAGGAACAGATTTATTAAAATTAACTGTTACAACACCATCACAATCTTCAATATCAACTAATGCTACACCATACCATTTATCATTGTCAGGAGAACGTTCTACTCTTATCTTTGTTACTCTGTTTTCAGACTTACACCCCTGTTTTATTTTTAACTTTGTTATATCCTTTTTTACAAAAGTCTCAACGCCATATCTTAACCTACCATTACTTAATCTTATTTCACCAAAATCATAACCAATATAACTTTTTGTTTTAACATCTTCCCCTATTTGTAGTGAACGCCATTCACTTAAAGTATTATCATATGCATTTGATGATGGAAAGTTTGGGTGGTCTCCATTTGATATAGGTGAACCATATCCTGTTAAATCTTGTAATAATCCTTGTTCATGTACTCCTAATAACTTATGAACATTAACAACTGCACCACCTATATTAATTGATTCGTTTATGTATGAATCTATCAAACATGTGTCAGTGTTTTCAGTTAAGTCCCAAGGTGTACAATTCTGTTGTGTTGGACAACATTCTTTATTTGGTAAAGTTGTTGAAGTTTCTTTATTATTTCCAACACAATTACCTGCATCATTTAATGGGTCTGTTATATTTAAATTACATGATTTAATATTTTCCATTTTTTATCCAATTATCATATGTGCATTCAATCCATCATCTATTAAATTTTGCATTACGGGGTCATATATTTCTGCCATCAAATCAGCTTTTTCATTTTCTGATTGTGTTATTAATTCTTGTGAATTAAGTGTTGTACTTCCATTAGGACCTGGCAATGTTTGATATTTTCCACGCACTTGTGATAATATCATTTTAGATTCTGCAATTGCCCATCTTTGTATCCATAATGATAATGCTGAATCTTTAATTAATTCTTGTTCTGGTCTTTCTAAGTATGCATCAACTAAAACTCTTTCATAATTTCTATTTGCTTGAAAAATATGTAATACTCTAGTATCTTTATTCCATTGGAACATTATTTTTCTTGCAAATAAATGCTCTATCTGTTCTAAATATTGTGCCACCAAATGATAAGATAAAATGTCAAATGTTTGCAATGAATACAGTTGTTGTAAAGCTGTATAACTAAATACACTATTATCGCCATTCATTGTTCCACCACGTCCACCATAATTGAATGGTCCTGTTCTATAAATTGCTTTAATGAAAGAAATTTTATTAAATCCCACACATTTATCTGTTAAACGATAATGCTGTTGATTTGGGTTTGTATCTAAGAAAAAATAACCTCTTTTAGTAGCGTATGATGAATACTTTCTAACATTTTTTAATGCATTATCAATTGCTATATCAATCTGCTCTTTTGTTAATTCTACTTCAACACCTATTTTGCCTAAAGTTGCTCTTATTATTGAATGTAATTCTCTTCTTTCATCAGGACTTCCATCTGTTCCAACGCCTAATTGGTCTGACATATATCTTGCGTCTATTGCTGATGTTCCAACAACTTCATCAAACCATAACACAGGAATAGATAAACTTCCAATTATAATATTGTCCAGTGGGTTTATCTTTAATGAATATTCACATCCCATTCCTTTTGTTTGGAATCTTAAGATATCATATCCATCTAAACAAGTTCCTTTCTCTAAAACTAATGTAGCGTATACAAAAGGATTTGTTTGAATCCATTTTGTTCCATTCCATTCCAATAAAATTTCATTGACTGTATCCCACCATAACTCACCAACTAAAGGAACGATTGGATTTAATGAATATTCAGTGTTAATCCATGTTAATCCACCCCATCTGTTCAATGTATTATCATTTAAATTAAACCAATAATCATCAACGTTAATAATAAATGGGTCTGTTGTTTTCTCAATTGGAACAAACGTTACCCATTGTGCACCAGTCCATTCATTCCATGTACTCAATGTTGTATTAAACCATATATCACCAATGTTTGTGCTTGTTGGGTCTAATAAACTATAAATAAATTTTACTGGTAAACAATTCATTCCCAATATTAATTCAATTGCATCTGTTTCAGGATTATACCATGCTGCATTTTCTTCAATCAACTTTGGTAATGACGGGTCTATATCAGATTCATAAAAATTAACCACAATTGACCACTCATTATTTACTTCATCCCATTTATATAAAGTGTTTATTGAAAATGATGTATCCCACCATAAATTACAGCTTTCTCTATTTGTTGGGTCTGTTGGATATGATACTATTAATTTTTCAACCCATGCAGTATTGCTTACATTTCTTTTAAATAATGTCCCATCAATTGTATTATACCAATAATGATTTGCAACAGGATTATCTATGTCACCATTACTATTTGGTTCTTCATATCTCACATTATTAAGTTCATTGTATGCACCTGTCAAATAAATATAAACCTTGCTATCTGTTTCATTGTACCAAAAGTCACCAGTAGTAATATCATTTGGGTCTTTTTCATATACCATGACAAGTTCATCTTGCCAAATGCTTAATTCATCATCCCATGCTTTAAATTCATCTGTTGTTGTATCGTACCAATATGTTGTGCAGTCTAAGTCTGGTGGTAATAAAGGGTTTCTCAATTGAATGTATGTTGGTAATTCACACCATATACTTCCATCCCATTGCCAAATTGTTGAACCATCAAACCATATATCATCACACTCTAATTGTCTTGGGTCTTTGTAATATTTAATTATATTATTTGATGAAATTAGCATCCAACCACCAGATTCATAATAATATAGTTCATCTGTATCATAATTATACCAATACGTTCCAAGTAATGGGGTTTGTGGGTTATTATCCCAAAATACTACATTTAATATCTGTTCATGGTTGTCACCATCCCACATATATAATTTTTTGTTATTTATATCAACATAATATTTTCCATAATATGGTGAATTTGGTCCCCATATATCTGTTGATAATTTTCCAAATTCTTTATTTAATGCGATAACTAATGCATTGTATGTCATTGATTCTGAACCACGAACTGACAAATCATAACATTTTCCATTTGTTGTAAATGTCATAGAATACATAGAATTTGATAAAAGACCTGTAAGTGTATTTCCGTTAATTGGTGTTGGATAATCTATTACAATGTCGTGATATGCAGGTTTATCTTCATCATCAACATGTTTTTGTTGTGTTAAAGGTATAGAATATGCATGAACACCTTCTCTATGATATCTTCCAACTTTATCTACTGCATATGCTGAAAAATAATAAGGTGTTTTATCTTCAATATCAGTTACAACTACACATGTTGTTGTTTTATCATGATAAAATGCACCAACGATATATGCATAATCTAATTTATCTGCTAAATGTAAATCCGCATTTGCTGTTGGGTCATAGTTATAATAAGTTCCATCTTTTGGTGAAGTACTTATATAATTTGATGGTTTTGATGATACTGTTACAACGATACCGTCATATGCTTGATTTTCTGTAGTGCATCCATCCATTGGTGGTGGAATATTCCAACACACGTTGGCTGTACCATCACCATTTCTGGTAAATGTTAATGTTATCTCTTGTCCTTCTTTTTCTATTTTATTTGGAGTATCATTAAAATTATCATATATTCCCATCTAAATATCCCCTTGCTTTATTATATTTATATGTTATTCAACTTGTAAGTTTTTATATACCAATCCTGATAATTCACCATTTATCTCAGATAATGTTTTTTCAGAATCACCAATCATTGTTACTAACTTTAAATTTAACAAAAATAATAAAGTATTCATCCTTGATATATTAGAATAATAAACCCTTGAATTTGATAATGCTATAATGTATTCATGAATTATAGACATTACATCTGTATTCCAACGTGTAAAAACTTCAATTGCTTTTAAAGGTATACCATTTTTTATAGATTCGCCCTCAAATTTAATATTAATTTCACCCATTAATAATGTCATTTTGTTTGCCCACATTTCAGGTGTCCATTCATTCATGGAACTATCAATATTGTCAAATAGAGAATCGTGCATAACCTTTATACTACCATACAACAAATCTCTCCACATCTGTTGTCTTACTGGTTGTTGAGTATTGAATTGTAATTTTGGAATTTCAACCATTAATCTATATTGTGAATTCACAAAAAAAGAATGGTTCTTTAAATCATCAAAATCAACGGATGTATTATTATTTTTCTTTTTCTTTTCCAATAACCACAACTCTATCTTAGCTGATACTATTTTGTGAATTAACATAGATGTGAATATTATTAAAATACCCAAATATCCAAAATCTGTTAAAACTTTTAATATATCATTTAACATAATAACTCCTACAAATCACATTAATATTTATCTTTAATGCGTGTAAAATTAATGTTTTAATTTAGATATATATGAGGGTATTTTTGATGGACAATTTTTATACTTATCAAGTATATTTAACGCTAATTTATGACAAAATACATGAACATATTCTTGTTTACAATCTCCAACTAAATTACATTCATCTTTTAACGATTCTTCTAATAACAATATGATTTCTTTTCTATCCATTGGATTTAAATATTTTTTCATTACATATGGTTCAAATATATGTTCAAAATATTCCAAAAATTCGAATGATACAATTGATGAATCAAATAATAGTATATTATCCCAATTATTTTCTAATATATCCATTATTCTGTTATTACCGTGTTTTGATTAACCCATTTAATCATCTTTTCGTCTTTCCAACACGGTAAAAATGATTTATTTTCTGATATTACATCAACATGGTTTGGTGTGGGAGAATCAAAATTATTGTAAACCCAATGAATTGTTATCTCATCATTGGGTTTAAATGATAAGTATCGTTTAACACCACATGAAATATCTTCAAAAAATGGAACTTTACAATATTTTGTTAATTTATATGTTGTAGAAACTCTTGGTGGTTCATCTGATGCCATTATCAATCTTTTTTTTGATTTCCAATATTCTTTGAACGTCATTTTCTTTATCGCATTTTCACCCATATCTTAATCCTCCAATTCAATATGTGGGTAATCCATAAATTCATGGTCTCTTATATCACCATCATTATCCCAATCAATGCCTGTACGTATCTTTATTCCTTTCATAAATGCAATTCCTTTAATTATCCCTATCAAATGTATGAATCTCTCTGTATCATTCCAATCAATAGGATATGGTGCAACATCTACTGCTCTTGATGGATAAACATTATGTTTACTATTGGGCCATTTTAAACGTGACCTATTATTAGAATATGCTTCATCCTGTGATGCTTTATTTCTATATCCACACAATATACTAAAATCTACAATTTTAATAGCTTCTAACAATATTTCTTGTAATTGTCTATCACATGTTTGTAATCTATCCTGTGAATTCTTTCCAAATTTATACATTTTATTCCTTTTTAAAATTACATCTAATATTAATATTTATCTTTCTTGTGACTAGATGTTGAATTTTTTTAATTATATTATTATCTCATATAACAAATCTTTTAACAAGAAAAATGTAAATTGTTACATATATTATTGACTTTATTATAATTATTAATATATAATGTAATTTTAAAAACATTTTAAATATGGAAAATTATATTAACACATTGACAAAAAACGAAAATAACATGGTTTTTTATTTTAATTCAATGAATTCATTTAACCCAAGATTAAAAAATATAATATTGTTTAATATTATATCCTTCAATGATTTCATAAGAATTTTAAATAATGTTGTTGAACAAATAAATAAAAATAAATCAACTTATAATCATTTTATTATCCTTGACTCCATTAAAACGTTATATGGTTTTAAGAGTATTAAACATTTTAAATCCGTATTAAAAATATGTATTGAAAATATTAAAAATGATAATGTGACAATAATCTTTTTAAATAAAGGAAGGAAAGAAATGAATGAAAAAGAAAAAAATACTTAAATTACCTGTAAGATATGATAATTTATCAATAGAAGAGAAAAAAATTGTAAGAGAAAAATATATAATTATCCAAAAATATAAATGCTATTATTGTCATTCATATATCTACCATGATGCACCTGATTTTATCAAAGAAAAAAGAATTGATTGGGAATTATTTCCACCAAATTTTTTAAAATATCCAATACACTTGCAACATGACCACAATACAGGATTAACAGAAGGTGCAGTTCATAATTACTGCAATGCTGTAATGTGGCAATATGAAGGAAGATAATGAGAAAAGTTGTAGTTAAATATCAAATACAAATTTAACAATTCCACAATTCCATACTCTATCATATCCATTCTTATTCATGTTCTCATATTCTGTTAAATTAGAGTCAAATGTTTTTGGGAATAATTTACGCAAATTACTCTTGCGATAATTCCATCTATGTTTCCTTATTCCGTCAATAATGTAATAATATGTAATGTTGTCTCCACCTATCCTATGAAAACCTAAACTACAATACATGTTATCTTCAACATTTGACCATCTTAAATCTGCATAACTCACAATTCTACTATAATCATTATTCTTCTTGAAATGTGATAACATCTTTGATGCTATTCCAATCACATGATAATCGTTGTCACATGCAAATCTTGATAAATTCCAAACACCTTCCTTTGTCTTTCCATCACCCATATAAACATTATTACTCGAAAAAGTCATAACTGAAACTAATTTATCATCATAAAATGCTCCTAAATTTATCTCTGATTTGTCACCACCCTGTATATGATTATTCTCCAAAAATATGTTTTTAGTTTTTGCATCAATATTTTTAATCTCACACTTACGTGCATATATTTTCTTGACATCACTTTTTCCAAATATATGATGAATCTTTTTTATAACAATATCTGTTTTATATAACCATTCATCTTCATAAACATGAATAACTCTTATTCCTTTTTCTGCATATAGATTATTTATTTTTGCCATATGATTATATGATGTGACTCTCTGTACAATGTCATCAAATCTATGCAATATTAATCCCAATTTCTTCTTGGAACTATATAAATCTAAACTACAAAAATCATTTTCATATCCTTTTAATTTTAACTTTTTATTAATTTTTTTCAATATCTTTAATTTAGTTTTATATGATTTTAAATATTTCCAAAATATCTTTGGATAATTATTTGTAACCTTTCTATGTTTCTTTACATTAACCTTCCAAGGAACTAATCTTAAATTTTCTTTATCTGCACATAACTCTACTGGAATATCATGGTCATAACAATATCGAATAGGTACTATATGGTCAAGATGATAACAATCACCATCCCCAGCTAATCCCCTTCTTAAATTGTTAGGATTTATTTCCTTCTTATTTTTTCTATAAGTTTGAACTGTCAATAATCTCGCTTTAGATTGGTATTGGTCAAATCCTTCTTTATTACTTTGTGATAATTCATGTCTTATTTCATTATATTTTCTAAATTGGTCAGCTTTCTTTTCATTGTTACATGGTTGACAAAATGAATTACCTGATAAAATATGTTCTGGAGTAGTTTTCCATGACCTTCCACATTCACATTTAGTGTTTCTTACAAGTATTTTTTCTTTATATCCTTTATAATCTTCTAACATCTCAAACCCCATATCTAATATGCGTTGAGTGTTATTTTCATCAATTTCTTTATATTTTGTAGCTTGGGTACATTTTGGACAACCAACAAACTTTTCACCATACTTTTTAACATTAGCAATTTTTGATTTAGGTGTAGCTTTAAATCTATCTCCACATAAACAACATTCTAATATATGATGATTTGATGCTTTTGTATATTCTCCAACTATTTTTAACTTGGCAATCTTTTCTAATTTCTTTGGATAACTATCATCTGTTTCTTTCATTATATTATTTCCTATTTTATTATTTACATTATATTTATTTATGATAAAATGTCAATTGTGATGCCAAAAAAATCTAATGCGTTACCTATTGAAAAATTAAAAAACCCTCGCAAAGCGAGGGTTTTCAAGGGTTTGCGAGGATTCGCAAATTTATCTATTAGATAAAATCTACATGAGATAAATTTATTTTGCCGTAGTAATCGGCACTATTGCCCAAGGATGTTGTAGGGTCAGTAAATGCAACTTTACCATAACGAGTCATCAAAGAGATTCTTGGTTCAGTTGTATATGGGTCAACCATAACACCAGAAGACATCAATGGGATATATGGTGCATAGAAATATCCAGCATCAGTTTCACCATTTCCACCTTTGTAACCTACAAGGATTTTTCCTTCACCATCTGGTGCTGTAGAACCCGGTGTTTCAACATTCCACAAATAGCTGTATACTTTGATGCTACCATTTAAAGTACCAACAAGCTCAGTGTTAGTAGGACTCTTGAAAGAACCTTCAACAGCAGGAGCGAAAACAGCTTTACCAGCAGAACGCAAGATAGATACAACCATTGGAGAAACAACGATGAAGTTACCAGAACCTCTTCTTGTTTTACGTCCAATCACGTCTGCAACTTCGTTAATACGAACACCCAAGTTAGCAAAACGGTCACCTACGAAAGCAGGAGCATATGTTGTACCACCAGATTGAGTGAAGTCAAAAGTTCTAACTGTACCTGCCAATGCTAACAAGTCATTGATGATTTCCGCATCGATTTCTTGAACGATTTCAGCAGACATAGCTTTAGTTACTTCAGTTTCGATATCAACATTATGTTGAGAGTTTGCATCTTGCATAGCTTCGATAGTCCAACCTGCTTGCATTTTACGAGAACCTGCTTCAACAGCTTGAGAAACGATTTTGAAAGACATTTTACGTCCACCAGAACCTTCTAAGTATGAGCCAGAGCCACCAAGTAATGAACCACCAACGTTATACGAATATGCGTTGAAATCCATTGTTCCTGTACCATAAGTAGTAGCAGGACTAGCTGAACCCCATGCATCACCTTCTGCTTCATTGACTGATGTATCAATTTCTCCTAAAGTAAGACCAGCAGGTCCCATTCCTGATACACCTGAAGCTTGTGCTTGACCATTTGAAGAGCTATAAAACTGTCTCAAAGGATTGTCGTTTCCAAACATTTCATCACCACTTGCAACATCATATCCACCGAATGCTGAACGTGCTGGGTCATGAGTTACATCTTCATCATATTGGTAACGTAAGCTATAAATTTGGTCAACGGGACCTGACATAGCTTGAACCCCAACGATTTCAGATGCAATAGTTCCCGGAATTACACGTCTAATCAAAGGTAACAATGTTTTTCTGAAATTTGCAATGTTATGAGCACCCATAACACCAGCAGAAGCAGTTTCTGCCATCAAAATTTCTTTTTTAGTATTTTCTAGGACTTGACTAACTGCAGCTCTTTTTTCACCTAATCCTTCAAGAAGTGCGTCTTTAGTCTCGTTCCAATTTTCTGTAAGCATTTGTATATTCATAATTTACTCCTTAAAAATTGCTTATTTTTCCTTAATTCCTGATAAAACTCTGATATGATTAAGAGTAGCTGCATCTAATTTAGGTCTATCTTCAAAACCTTCACTAACCACAGTATCTGAGTTTCCTTGCACCTTAACAGTACCCTCTGTATCAATTGTTTTAACAGTCGCTTCTTTTGTAGAATTATTGCTTTCGGCTAGTACTTTATCTTCCTTCTCCGTGTCATCTACATTTGCACTTTCATGCAAAACTCTTGGAATGTAATTTTTATATGCTTCATCTAATTGTGCAGTAGGCACTGATTTTAGAATAGCTTCCATTACTTCCTTGTTTCTTCCACTCAAATCTTTCAACACTTCAACCATTTTAGTTGAGCGTTCAATTTGAGCTAATTTCTTTTCAGCTTCATTTAATTTAGTTTGAGTTTCTTCCAATTTATTTTCGGATTCCTGAAGTTTTGCCATTGTATTTTCTTCAGACTTACTTCCTGCCATTTGTTGAACGTACATACCTTCAAAGATATTGTATACATCCAATCCAAATTGGTTTTTACGAACTTCCTCAATACTTTCACTTAATTCTTGTAATTCAGCAGTTAATCTCATTTCAACAAACACATCGATTGCTTCAACAAGTTCTTCTAAATCTGCTTTCAATGTTTCAGCCATTGCTGCTTTATGTTCTACTAGTCTATCGGCATATTCAACTTCTAAATCTCTAAAATTAGAGATATCTTCTTTAAGTTCACCGATTTCTTTTTGTAGATATTCTTCAGCTTTTGTATCAATCGCTTCAACTAACTTTTCTTTTTCTTCGATGAATTCTTTTGTCAATTGAGCACGAACTTCAGCTTCTGCTTCAGCTTTTGCTTCATTGATTGCTGTTTCCATCTGTGTTTTGATAGACTCCATTAATTCATCTTTTGTATCTTGAGTCAAGATATCAGATTCTAATAGAGATGCAAAAATTTTATCCATTTGGTGTACACTCCTATAATATTTTATAACTAATAAATTTATTTTCGTTACAATATATTTAGGGCATTTGATTAATTAATTTTTAATTAAAAATGAATATTCTATAAGTTGTTGATATTAAAGGATAAATAATTTTTATAAATTAAAAAATATTTTTAAAAATTATTTTTATTAATTATTTTTTTTGTTTAAAATCAGAAGTTTAATATTTTTTATTAAATTTTGGAATATTTGGAATATTTGGAATATTTGGAATATTTGGAATATTTGGAATATTTGGAATATTTGGAATATTTGGAATATTTGGAATATTTGGAATATTTGGAATATTTGGAATATTTGGAATAATAAAGTGTTGTTGATAATCATTAGGAATAATATAGTTCCAAATTTCGATGAAAAAGAATGAAATTTGATTTATTAAACATTGAGTTTAATTGGTGTACTACACGCCACTATCAGGTTATAGTTAAATTTCCCGATTACTTTATAATATTTATGTTAAAAGTAAAAAAGAAATAATTCTTTATTTATTCGTTATTTTACAACATAATATGGGAATTAATTAAATACCAACAACACTTTATATTGGTAGCGGATGGAGGATTCGAACCTCCGACCTCTAGGTTATGAACCTAGCGAGATACCACTTCTCTAATCCGCAATAATTGGTGGAAATAATAGGACTCGAACCCATACTCTTGTCATCATGAATGACTTGCTTTACCAATTAAGCTATATTTCCATAATCGTAGTATAATACAATATTTATGATAATCGTAGTATAATACAATATTTATGATATTACAAGTATTTTATTAAAAAAATTGAAAAAAATATTTAATTATGTTAATATTAGTTTAAATGATGGATACATTTAATGATAGAAATAACAAGGAAAAATTATAAAACTCTTTACAATTCATTGAAAGCAAGTGCTAAAAAAAGAAATATTGAGTTTAATTTAACACTTCATGAATTTAATAGAATAACGATACCAATAACATGTCCAGTTTTAAACATACCAATATTTTTTAATAATGGTCGTGTTCAAGATAATAGTATTAGTTTTGATAGAAAAGATTCAAGTAAAGGATATTCTTTTGATAATATTGTTGTTGTATCATTTAGAGTAAATAAATTAAAATCTAATGCTACGTTTGATGAGATAGAAAAAATATATTTGTTTTATTCCAATTTAAAAAAAGAAGATGAATTTTCATCTTCTTAAAGGTTTTATTAAAATTTAGGGTTAAATCCATGTGAGCATCCATGCTCAACAAACAATCCTTTTTATTTCCATATAAGTTTATTTATCATATTTGATAAAAAAATTATTTATTTAATGTTTCTAAAATATTTTTAATTACCTTCTCTTCGGTATTTTTAGAAAATTCTGTAAATATTTTTGTATAATTAAAATAATTCATCCATGTATTTTCTTCAGAAAACATAGATAATATTCTACTTGAATATATGTTTGATAAATCTGTTATTTTGTCATTTTTAATATCTGGGGTGCTTAATACATCAGATGCATATCGTTCCATCATTCGTGATATCAATAATTTGTGTGGTGCTGATATAAATAATGAAATTAATCTCCAATTATATTCTTTTGATTTATTAGAAATTTGAAGTGTTCCATCAGGTGTAACCACAATTACTGGAATTTTATTTTCATCAAATGCCTTTTTTATTTCTTTTGTTGAACAACCATATCTATTATTATCGAATTTTACTTCTTCTATCATCTCTGTTTGATTAAATTCATTATCATCAACAAAATAATACGATTCCCCATTATTTTCATTGTATCTTTTTTTTCGTGTAGTGTGGGATACTATTTTTGTAAATATATTTGGGTATTTAGTAACCAGCATGTTTTCTAATGTTGATTTACCTGAATTAGAATATCCTGATATTGTAAGTATCATATTTTTCATTTATTTTATTCCTCTAATGTGATATTATCTAAATATAATTCCATTTGTAAACTTCTCATTATATCATATTCATTATGCATTAATGTTAAATGATTCAATGATGCTTCTATTTCCAACATAGCTTGAATATTTTCTTCTAATTTCATATATTTAAAATTTATATAATATTGACAAAATGTATTTAAACCTGATATCAAATTTATCATTGTGCTTTGTTCACAATATACTATATAATTTTTAGCATCTTTTTCATGTATAATATCGTATAGTTTTTTGAAATTTGGGTCTAAACTGAAGTTATCTTTAATATTATACATAAAAATAATTACTTTGGAAATAAATGGGGTTAAATCTGTCATTCCCATTATCTCAGATTTGTAATAAAAATTTATTTGTTTTATTAAATTTGGTATATGTGTGAAGATATTATCACATATATTATACTGATAATCGTCAGGTAAATTATCTTCAATAAAATTGTATGCTTTTTCTAAAATACTCATGAATACCATTATATTCTTCTAATATAATATAATCAAGCATTTTATTAAAAAATTTTTTTAATTTACTATAAAATCTCAATGCACATATTCTTAAATAAATTGAATTATTGAAAAAAATATATAATTCGTACATTTCATTTTGACATATGTGCATTTTTTATCTCATTTGTTTGGAGACGAGGATGGGACTCGAACCCACATCCATAACGATTTGCAATCGTTTGCTTAACCAATTCAGCCACCTCGTCATATTTAAAAATTTATTTTTTTATTATATAAAAATCATGTTTATTTTCATAAACATGTTCAAGACCACAAAATCTATGACACTGTTCATGTGCCAAAACCTTCCAATCTTCGGCATACATATAAATAACATTTATTGATGGATAATAACATCCCCATTCACTATCACAATATTGTTGAATATTATCATTACCAACATATCTTATTTCTGGTTCAGGTGAATTTACAACATTAGAGCATTTAACATTAAAATACGTTGGGCATTTTTCCAATGCATTATCTTCTGTTACAACTGTTCCACCTACTTTAAAATAAAATGCCATTAATAGCAATACTATTATTACAACACCAAATACTATTTTACCCTTATCCATTTTAAAAAAACTCCGGTTTTGCTACAGAACGTGTTAAGGACATTAACCCTTTCTGTAATGTTATTTTTCCATCTTCAACCCATTTTTGGTCTATATTATTCATGTTTTCCAACTCTTCTACCAATAAACCAATTGCTATTCCCATTCCTTTGATTTTATTCATTTTATCAATTTCTTCTTGTGAAAGTTCTCTATATCCTTTTATCTTTCTATGTTGATTTTCCATTATTGTTTTCTCCATACTTTTTAATACAACATTATATCTTATTAATTTATTTATGTCAATATTTTTTAATAGTACCATCCGACAACCGTTACAACTGTGGCAGCGTATGTTCTATTTGGACTACCATGTGGAAATAAATTTAATTGTCTATAATATATATTCCCATAATTATCGAATGGTAAATTTACTGTCATTGTATTTTCATTTGCAAATTTTTCCATTTGATATTTACCCAATGTTTTAATATAATTAATTGTCATTTGATTATTAACAGGGTTCATAAACATTAGACCTGTTGTTGTTGTTCCTATTAATGGGTATCTGGTTTCAATAGCGGTAATGACATTCAATTGTACACATTTTGCACCCCTTGGTGGGTTAACCCAAAATTTCTGAAGTCCTATATCATATCCATAATTACTATTCATATACACCAATGGTATATGATTTGCATCTTCATTCAATAGTTCCAAATTTCAGTGAAAAAGAATGAAATTTGATTTATTAAACATTGAGTTTAATTGGTGTACTACACGCCACTATCGGGTTATAATTAAACTT